TATTCAAGGTTATTAAACGAGGACCGCACCTCGTTGCTGGCACTGATACGTATATTGAAGTGCTAAACAACGGCATTGTCGGCGAAACGATTATTGTTGCTGATGTCGCGGATCTTGCAGCTTTTCATACAGACGTCTATCCTCAACTATGGACTTCTTCTTATCTTAGTAATCCTACCGATGCTTCGCTAGATGACATAACTCAGTCTATTAATACTGCCCTTCTTGGCGTAAAAGCATCTATCTTTAGGAGCAACTCAGTTAAAGTTACATCAACTACTGAAGACGTGGGTAGTATCGCCATCCCTGTTACAAGTGCAGCCATTTCAGCTGTTTTTGAAGCAACAAACAATGCACAGACAAACAACACTCCTCTAATTGCTAATAAAATTCCAGCAAAGGACATGCTTGGCTTTATTAAAATGCAGCCCATTGTTTCTCAAAATAGCTATTTAGAGCGCGCGCAATATCCTGCCACATATGCTTCTTTAGCAAGCAGTGTAAACCCAGATGTGTATCCTTATCTTGGCGCTTACTCAGAATTGATCAATGGTACCCTGATGACAAGCAGTAGAGTTGATCTCTCTGACGAACTTATTTTTGCCCGGGGCAACAACGAAGGACAACTACGTTCAATCAAAGCAAAACCTACAAGCACGTCAATTGGTACACAGCAAGACAAACCTAGAACACTTTTTGATCACATTGCAGCGGATGAAGTACAGGTATTTCAATCGCTGCAAATGGCGCAGGACGACAACATTGTCGTGATTATGGATCAAGATCCAATCATTAAAACGATTAGTATTCCTGCTGGTCGCACTGGCCAGATCAACTCAGGTAGCATGGCACTTACGTTTATTCCAACCAGTACTGAGTTCTCTGCCAACGATATTGATAATGAGCCTGGCATTGACTTTAGTACAGTCTATGTTTGGGGAACTGGCCTCAATGAAACAAATTTTAACGATTATAGCGTTCTGTTGCGAGCGCATAACTGGTACGCAAGTGGCGGAACAGCAAGCAGCAACGGTAAGTTCATTGTTCGATCGGCAGAATTTGGAGCAAATGGCAATAAACAGCGTTTTGCGATTGAGTATCCTTCTATACCCAATCTAGATGAGTCGACAACTCTTGTTGATACGCCCTCTTGGAATAAGTTGGCGTATAAATTCGGATCTGGAGCAGTTCGAGCGACAGCAATTGCAGCAAATACTGAAGTTCTTGTTACTGGTCCTTACAATACTACGGCTATCAACTTTCCTAGTGGAGCACCTATTAGTGGAAACTATTATGATCTTGCGTTTAATGGTGGCAACTTTGCATCTGTTCAAATCAATGATGTTATTAGTTCACTAACTGGTTGCGGTTTCCCCATTAGTTTCCTAGGACAGTATGGAATCAAAAATGTTGGATCAGGTAATTTTATTGACTTTAATACTCAGACTTCAAACTTTACTGTTGGTCAAACCCTAACAGGGGGCACATCTACTGCAACTGCGCTTATTACCGGCAACGCAGATTTTGGTACAACTGGAACGCTTTCAGTTACAACTATAAGCGGCACCTTTCTAGTAGGTGAAATTATTACCGACGGACTCGGTGGTTCGGCCACATTTGATGGACTGTGGACTGGTAATGTCATTCGTCTGTATATGCAGGGCATATCACCTCCTACAGTTATTACAGTTACAAATCCAGCTCTAGTAAATATCTTTCCTTTAACTAAAACCACTGTTGGCGATATTGTTGCCGCAATCAACGCGTCAAATATTATGGTGGCAGCAGCCGTCAGTTTGCCGGCAGCCACAATTGTTACATCTACTTTTGAAGATCAGTATACGTATGTTACTGATGCAACAGCTCTAGCGCACAATCATAATCCAGGTGTCCCAACTGCACAAGGATTCGTGGGGCTTTTTGATGGAACTGCTGAAGTTAAAACATTCTCAAACAGTAACCCTAACTTTACCTTAAAAGATACACTTATAATTCCTGCGACTGGAGTCTCAGCTTCTATTTACAGAATGGATACAGCTCCTAATGAAGACGACACACTTGGAGAGTACTTTAAACTCGTTCCTACTACAGTAAAAAACGTACAACATCACTTTACTCAAAAAGCACTATCGCAGTTGCCTATTGTAGCTGATGTTTCTATTTCTAATAATGGTAAGCGAGTTCAAGTTGTTTCTAAGGAATTGGGAGGCAGTGGAGCAATTGAAATTCTAGGAGGTCAAGCCAACAGCGCTCAAACTGACATCATTGGTCAGAGCGTTATTTCTTCAGATGTAACTGGAAGCTATCTGCTTAACACGGTATCTGCTTTCCCGAATACGTTTGCTGTTGGCGATACCGTAAAAATTGCCAATCGCCGCGGCGTTCCTAGACAGACAAAATTTGCTTCAACTAGTACGATTGACGTTGTAGCTCTTACTAGTGATAGAGCTGAATATTATTGGAACCACATTTTTACCAATTTCCAGGCATCAACTAACTTTACAATTGCCGATGTTTCTAGCTCATATACTGATTATAGTGGCAACCCTCTTGCTGCCGGCATGATTTGGCGCTGGACACACAGTATTGCAAATGGTGAAACACTTGCTTCAATTGAGCCTGGACATCAAGTAATTGCAATCAACTGCCCTGGTTGGTCAAGCACCAACATGGGAAAATTGCCAGAAGATGGCTCTACTGCAGGCTTACCGATCATTGCAGTTGATGATATCAATCACACTTTTGATGTCGTTAATCCTTTCGGTATCGCGATGTCATTAACTTCAGTGGGTGCGGGATCAGTAAAGATTTATCCTGCGCCAAGACTTAAATGGACTATTGCACATGGTGCGCCAGTTTCTGTTAACTCTATTTCACGAGCAAGTAACATCATCACAATTCAAACAACAAGTTCACACTTTTTGAACACTGGTGATACTGTTTCTGTCTATGATAGTTTAAGTGTAATTGCTGATGGAAGCTATGGCCCTGTTACTGTTGTTGGCCCTCAAACATTCACATTCTCAAATGCGGGCCCAGATATCGTAGAACTTAACGTTGGCGCGACAATTGTCACTAGTGTCGTGCCGACTGCTTATCGTCTACAGAAACTTGGAGTAAACAATCTCGTTCGTATTTCTTGGGCTAGTGGCGCGGTTCCAAGATTTGCTGACTGCGGCGTAGCCGTAGATGATTACCTTGTTATTCAGGGAACGACCTTCAACACATCAAACAACGGAGTTCATCGAGTTATTGCAGTTGACAACAATTCTGTTGTAATTGAACATGAAGGTGCGGTTGAAGATCGAAATATACTAGTACGATTCAATAACAACAATATTTCGGTTACTTGGACAGCTAATAGCAATATTGTTCAAGGAAGTGCAGGATCGTTCAAGTGGCTTAATACTGGCTTTTGGGTGAAGAAAGTTGAAGATGCCGATTCACGCTATATTCAAGTAACTGGCTGCAACACAATGAACTATACGACCGCAACTGAGATTTTCTTAGGTCAACCATATACAGGTACTACAGGTTCAGCTCTTGGTATCGGTTTTGATATGGTAACTGGAGCCGGCAAGGGCGTTTTCCTTCAGAATGCTGATGATCTTCTTTTCTATGAAGGAGATTCAGCCTTCAAAACCGATACTCTCTTCGTTCAAGCAACAACCGCTTCAGGTTGGTTTAACCCTAATAATACCGGCTCATTTGACATTCTTGAAATTGGAAATGACCCCGCAACAAGTCGTCCTCTAGTTCGAGTTACAAACCCTATTGCCGTTACAGAGAGTAATCGAAATATTAGTGCTGCACCTCAAGGCTTCTATATTGTAGAAAACGACGCGTTTAAGTATTCAACTTATCGAACTGTATTTAACTCAACAGTGAGCGATACTAACAATCTACAGCGGAACCTCTACGTGCTTCCTGATGCGCGGGCGTACAAGATTTCAGCTGCAAATGCTTCTGTAGTTTCACACGTCGGTAAGTTGGGTTATGATTTGATTACCTCTGTTGGCACAGATGGCTACTTATTCTATACAGGATTACTACGAAGAACTCAGCGTACCATTGATGGATTTGCCCCAGATCCTTCGACTTTTGCCGAGCGCCGCGCTGTAGGTTCACGTATTGAAATTTTGCCTCCCCTTATCAAAAACATTTCAGTTGTTATTACAGTTACGACTAAAGAGGGTTCAACTATTCAAGATATTTCTGATAACATCAAATCGGCTATTATTGATTATGTTAATGGCCTTGGCGTGGGCGAAGACGTGATCCTATCAGCGATTATTGCTGCAATTATGAAGGTAAAAGGAGTTGCTGCGGCAACATTTAACTCACCCGTTCCTTCAGAAGAGAGAATTACAGTTTCAGCAAATGAAAAGGCACTAATTTTTGCTGACGCAATTGGAATTATCTAATGGATAACCCCACCAAAGCAGATAGAATTTTTGACTTACTGCCAAAATATTTCAACGCTCGCGCGAATGAAAATTGGAGTAGTCTTATTTCTGCAATTGGTGCCGAAGATGAACGATTGGCAAAGTTGGCAGAAGAAGTTAGAAAGCAATTCTTTGTTAAGACCGCTAACCGCCCTTACTTAGATCGCCTTGCGGCTAATAATAATCTCCAGCGGCCTCGATTTGTTGGAATGAGCGATACTGATTTTCGTAAATTCATCCCAATTCTCTCCTATCAGCCTAAACAAGTAAAACGCATCATTGACGAGATGCTTGATCTTTTCTTTCTTAAGGATGCAACCACGGCGTTCCTATCTACAGGATTATATGAACCGTTTGTTCTTAAGGATACATGGGGATTAGATATAACAGTTGACGCACAGAACCAAGAACATGTGGTGTTTCGGACTAGCGACTTTACTGATATTTCAGCGGCAACAGCCAATGAAGTTGTAGCTGCCTATAATCGTCAAGCAAAGTATTCGTATGCCATCACTTATTATGACAGTACTACCAAACAGACCTATGTAAGAATTTTTAGCAATACAATTGGCGCTCAAGGATCGATGGCCATTACCGGTGGTTTAGCCAATATTGCCTTTGAGTTAAATGGGTTTTTAAGTGAATTAGGCCCGGGAAATAACACTCAGTGGATTGTGACGAAAGTAGGCAACACAGTAACTTTTACTTACAACGCCGGTATTCAACCAGGTGTTGAATCATTGCAACCAGGAGATATTTTCTTTTGTGACTTATCTGGCAATGAAGGGTCATTCGTCATTACTAAAGTCGACATTAAGTTGCGCAACTTTACATTTGAGAATTTGCTTGCAACAGCGGGCACATTTACACAAACTAACTCTAAACAAACCAAATGGATGCGACCAGTTTATGTAACTTCATTTGCTCGGCGCCGGCGCGCTTTAGTGTGGGAAACTACCGTAGGAGCAATTTCTATCGAAATGCCTGCTACTCCGCCGATTGTCAACCGTGAAGCAAAAGGCGGTATGCACGTCAATGGTGAATTTGGCATTGTTACAGAAGTTAACTCTCCAACTAGTTTAACTGTCAATGATACAGAAGGTTTTCCAACCGAAGGACAGTTTATCATCGAACCTATTGAGGCTATTACCGCGCGTCTTAAGGGTGGTCCTTCCGAATTAATTGCCACTGTTGCGTCTAATGGCCGTGTAATTTCGGATTTTACTCGTTATCACTATACGGGAATTTCGGGAAATACGCTTACTGGTATTACCCCAAACTTACCTTCAACTACTGCACTTGACGAAGTAACTATTACTTCTCTTTCTAAGAGCAGCAACATAATTACTTGTGTAGCGTCAAATGATTTTAGTGCTGGGGACACAATTTTCATTGCTGGAAGCAGCGGTATTCCTATCTTGACCGTGGGGGATACGACCATCGGTTCGTCTACGCTCAACAACATTGGTAGTCTCACAGGCGTATCTCCTGGACAATTAGTTATTGCTTCTGGAGTTACTCCGGGGACCAAAGTGCTTCAAGTATTGGACCCCTCAACAATCGTAATGTCAGCTCCAGCGACTACTACTTTAGCAGCAACTGCAGTTGTTTTTAGTGAAAATACTAATGGTCCCTTTGAAGTGGTGTCGGCCAATAGTGGCCAATTTACCATATATCAAGTTGGCACCAGTGGGTCGGCTAGTACGCCCGGTGTTGCCTCAAAAGAACAATTATTGTTAGCTCCTGATAGTTTTAAAATCATTATTACAACTTCTGTAAGCTCAGATATCACTGAAATTAAAGGGCCGTATATTTGGCAACTTGATGCGCCCTTTACACTAAGTGCAGATACTAGTACTACTACCACTAATATTGTGGCCGGTAAAACCTATAAACTTCTAGTACTTGGAAGCAATGATATTCCTGATGGACCAGGATATTTGGTTCTTGACTTTGGCAAGAATAACCAAGAAGGGCCCATTAAATATCTTTATAAGGCATCTGAAAACACTGTAGCCGTAGACACTACTTATACTTTTCAACAATTTCACGATATTGGAGCTTCAGTAGTTGCTGTAAGTAAATTGGGACCCCATATTCCGACTGGTCAAGGTAATGAATACCCACCTTATGTAACTAATCCGCCAGATGCGCGAAAATTGCTTCAAGACTTAATTGTTTCAGTCGCAAGTGCGGGTATTTTTATCGACTTTATCATTCGTTATCCTAATCAGCTATATGGAACCATCAATGTTTATGACTAAGTAGATAAGCAAACTTGTAGTACAATTAGCAGGGTATGCCGCGATAATCCCTAAAATAAGTCGCGGGAGGATATTAACTTGGCAGTCTTAGGCCGTGTACTTTTAAATTCTGCAGAGCGTATTGATCTTCCTGATCTTCTCTCTATCGATTCTTATGGAGCAGGCGACTGGAAATACTTCATGCAGACCTTGGTTGGCACAACCAAACCTTACATTCTTTCTGGTTTCGACGTAATTGATCCAGGAACTGCTATTGGCCTTCCTACTTGTTCATTTCGAGTAGCTGATTCAGTTGTTTATTATCCAGGTTCAGCTGCTGGCCCATTCTTTTATGGATTGCCGGAGGGAAATTCAGCTGCTGAGCCTCTGGTTCCACAACTCAGAACAAGCGCCACAAACTATGTTTATCTAACACTATCTACTTTTGAAACGTCTGTTGATGCTCGAGCTCTTTGGGACCCTGATCGCAACGGTGGCGAGGGCGGCGAATTTACTCAAGAGATTAACACTGAGTCAGTTATTCAAGCGCAACTTGGTATTTCTACAGGCTCATTCCCTGTAAATACAGTGCCTCTAGCTATTATCGTCGTTGGGCCAACGGCAATTTCCTCAATTACCGACGTACGAGACATGATGTTCCGTCTTGGCACTGGCGGCATCGCCCACGATCCTCATGCTGATTTTGCGTGGCCAGCGCTACCAGATTCAAGTTATAAGCGAGTTGAAACTAATGAGACAATGACGTTATTGTCTGATCCCAATCCATTCCAAGGCGGCGACAAAAATATTACGACGCTAAAGCAGTGGATGGATGCCGTCATGACCAAACTTAAAGAGTTGGGCGGCACTGCTTATTGGTACGAAGATACAACCACATTTTCACTTGTTAAACTTTTCCATGATGCTCTAGCTACTGCTTGGAAGAGCAAAGGCTCATATACTCATTCATCTGCAACTCCTGGTGAGCTTTCGTGGAGTGAAGACCTCTACGTTAAGAGCATGAATAGCCCTATTGACGTTGTTATTCGTGCATCGGGCGGTAGTCCGATCACTCTTGCTAACGAACAAGTAGCTTTTTTAAATTTAGTTCGCGATCAACCCGTCAATAGTCTCGATGAACCAGTTTCTTTCTCAACTGGAACAGTAACTATAGGACTCGTTCCTTATGGGTTCATAAATACTTCAACTGGCGCAACTGGCCAATTTGCTCTTCTTAAAAAGGGCGACTGGATTAAAAAGGCATCTGACTCATCTACTTTATATGTGCAGGTTCGTGACTTTTACAACGCTGCTCAATCTCCAGGTCCTGTTACTGGTTCACCGACGAGCGAAGGTGCCGCACGTTCTATTATCGTCAGTGCTCCTTATGCCGGGACTCCAAGTCCTGTAGGTGGAGATCGGGCCGTATACGAACAAGGTGAATATGATTCATCTGACATTCAAATTGTCGATCGTAACAACAATTTACTAACTGCAGCTGCTGGAAACATGATGTGGTTCGCTCAACGCAGCGACACCATCATGAACATTGCGTCGATTTCTGCTGTAACCGTATCGGGCACACTTACAGTAGCAAATGGAGACAACGCAACAGTAAGCGCAACTGCGCATGGTCTTGTAGATGGAGATCGAATTAGAGTTACAGCTCCTGGTGCTCAAGCTGGAACATACACCGTAGACATTGTTGACGCCAATACATTTACCTTTAAAACCACAAATACGACTACTGGGGCCTTTACTGGTTACTACGGTCTATGTACTACACAAACTCGATCTGTTTTTAGTTTCCAACTTGAGTCAGCGAATCATGGTTTTGATTCTGGTGAATCAATTATTGTAGCTGGAACAACTAACTTTAATGATGACTATATTATTAATGTTCGTTCAGGTACGCAGTTTCAGTTTCCACTTAGCACATCATTTGCAACTGAAACAACTGGAACTGCAACATTAGCCCGCATGGACGTACGTTCTGAAGAAGGCATTCAGAAGATCGTGCAAGGCGAAACAATCGATGTTGGTTCAGGAACAGTCGACAACATGCAACAGTTTATTGGCATGACCGCCGTTGATCAGACATATCCTGTATATACTCTGCCCGGTGGATATAACACCTTAAATGGTGGCGCTAACTTTAACAGTCTCGTGACAGACAATCTAACTACCCGTGTTTCGAAAAATACGGCAATGTTGATGGACAAGGCACAAGATAAAACTATTAAGTATTTAACTAACGCTGTAAGTGCATTCGTAGAAGACGGTGGCGGTGGCTTACAAAATTTAAGTTTCACGCCTACTAATAGCACTCTTACAATTCTTCAACCAGGCGGAGCAGGAAATGCAGTTGTAAATCTTCCTAACCTTGGTTCACCTGTTCAACTTAGTGTTAATCAAAGCGTATATGTAACAATTGACCGCAATGCTAGTTCAACACCTGGTTTAGTATATGCCACTACTAGCACTGTTCCCGTAAATGAAAACGTCTTTGTAATTGCATCGCGTTTAAGTGGCAGTGAAGTTTATTTGTGGAACGGCGAGTGTATTCTCGGCACTGTTCCTATTGCCAACGTTGACAATCCAGTTGTGCCCTGCGATTATTTTGATCCACTTTCAACTACTCTTCCTACTGGAAATCCGGTTACAATTGACAACGTCAATATTGTCGCTGGCGAAACTGTAGTATTCAATAATTTGACTGTCGGCAGTCATCGTATGTATCAAGCCAATGGTGTTGGTACTAATATTACTGGCTGGAACGTACTATATAAATTTAATGGTTGGTTGGATCCTGATAATGCAGACATGATCCTTGTTAAGAAAGGACAGGGATTTTCTTGGCAAGTTGGTCATTTTAGAGGCGATCAGGTCCAATGGGTTTTTAATGACTACGTTCGTTACTTTAACGGCGCGGACTATATGGAACAGTCTGCGTTTTACAGCGCAACTGTTACTGATAATGCCACAACGACAATTTTTACTTTAGCGTGGGCTGGAAGTGAGCACATTCTCGTTGACTATTCCATTGTTCGAGGTACTGCTCGTGAAACGGGCACTATGCGCATCGTTACGGATGGCGCTGGGGCTGAGGTTTCTACCGATAGCTCATATATTAACGGCAACTCAGGAGTTACATTTGCTGCCACTGTAAGTGGCGCCAATCTAATTTTGTCAGGTACTGCAACAAGTACCGGCACTAATGCACAGCTGAAGTATTCTATTCGTCGATGGAGCTCTTCGTTTCCAGGTGGACCTGGTGGTGTGCCAAATTATTCAGGTGCAGCACCTGTACCTACTCCTGCAGCAGCGCCAGTTGGTGCAATTCAGTTCAATTCTGGTGGCGTACTTGCGGGTAACTCAAACTTTAAGATCGATACTGTTGATATTAGTATGGACTTTAATGGACTGCGTCAGGGCGTTCTTTCAAGTGGAGTAACAATCCTTGATAATCAAAGTTCGGCAGTTAATTTAGTTTTATTAAGTGGATCTTATTCACATTATGTCTTAGAATATTCTGTTGAAAAGGAAACCTTCAAAAGAACAGGGGAATTACGAATTGCCTACGATGGAACAAACGTTGTTTGCAACGATAGTTATGTTGAAACTGGTGCAACAGGCGTTGTTTTATCTGCCATTGTTTCTGGTGGTATTCAACTTCAGTATACAAGTACTAACGGCGCTGGAGACGGCACATTTAAGTATAGTTGGCGTAAGTGGAATTAACTAAGAGAATAATATGGCCAATACTCCACTAAAAAGCCTATATACAAATTTAGACATCATGCGGTTGATTAAACTAGCGACAATTGGTCTTCCAGCACCTAATGCTGACAATGAAGGCGCTATTGCTTACGACAGTACCACTCAAACACTTAAGGTTAGTAATGGCAGCGCGTGGACCGCTGCCGCTAGCAGCGGTTATAGTACTATCCAAGATGAAGGTAGCAATCTCACTGTGAGAGCGACACTGAACTTTATTGGTGCGGGTATTACTGTCACAGATAACGGCGGTAGTTCTCGAACAGATGTAACCTTACATGAAGCAGATTACAATCAAGCTGGTGTGGTAAGTACTTCTGCGCAGACATTCAGAGGAGCCAAGCGTGCAGAAATTACCGCTTTGACCTCTAGTGGTGCTAGTATCGCCGTCGACCTATCTCTTAACAACAATTATAGTCACACTTTTACTGAAAATACTACTCTTGCAGCACCGACTAACCCAGAACCCGGACAGAGTGGAATTATCACGTTCAAGCAGCATGCGAGTTCACCGAAGACACTTGCATTCAATTCCTTTTGGCGTTTTCCAGGTGGCACACCGGTAGCACCAGTCACAGCCGCCAACAATGCCATTGATGCTTTGGTTTATTTCGTCGATCCTACTGGGACTTATGCTATCTGTAATATACTAAACGATGTGAAGGTGTAAACATGTTCCTCTCATTTGGTGTGCCATTAATGATGAAGCATATCGCTCCTAATCTCCTCGACGGTTTAGTTGCGTACTGGGGAATGCAATCAGACACGAAAGACGATTACGGGGAACATGATGGCACGGATGTAGGTTCTATTTCGTTCGGATCAGGAAGTGGAAAAGTCAATAACGGCATGTCTATCACTGGAACAAACTCGATGGTGACACTATCTGATCTGACTGGGATTGTCGGAGCAACTAAATTTAGTGTAGCGGGATGGATTTATCCCACCGCAACTGGTCAGCGTTACCCGATCAGCGTCGACTTCGTCGACTACCCATATAACTACGCGGGCTGGACAGTTTACCAAAATAACGATAGCACAATCGGACTTGCCATTGGCAAGAACCGGAACCAGAACTCCTGGGTCGCCGGTATTGATTTTAAGGGAATTACTTCAACGACTATAATGTCACTTAACACTTGGTATCATTTTGTCGGAACCTACGACGGAAACAACATCAGATTCTATGTTAATGGCTCCCTTGAAGCAACAGTACCTTGGGTCAACGGTCTTGGGTGGGCTACTACGAACTACGGCCGAATCGGCGCTGAGCGCGTTAATGTCTATGGGGTTACCTACGACCCGTACAACGCCTTTGGTCAAAATCCATTTCAGGGGTATCTCGATGAGATCGGAATATGGAATCGCGCGCTGAACACCGCGGAGGTGGCCGCATTATACAATGGAGGCAATGGGCGACATTATGCGAGTTTCTATGGTACACCAGCTTTTTTCGGTTCCTACTCGACCCTTGGAACTTATGATGACACAGTCCCTACGTATACTGGAACTTGGTCTACTTTGACAGGTCAGCCGTTTATTTACAATGGTACCCTGCACCGAAGTCAGACGACTGGCGACTGGTGCCAGTTTGGTGTAGACACTACTGGCGGAACTGGTAATATTCGGCTCATCTCCAAAATTCAGCCAGATGCTGGATCTATGGATATCTACGTCGACGGCGCCTTTATTCTTCGACACGATCAGTGGGGAGCCACAAATACGACATGGGTAGATCAGTATGATCTTAATATCGGTACATTCTCTGTCGGACAACATGTTGTTTCAGTGCGTGTTAACGGAAGAGTCAATCCATACTCTCAGACGCCATGGGTCACAATTGACGGATTCAAGGTTCAGTAAGGGAACAATATGGCCAATACTCCACTAAAAAGCACATACGCAAATTTAGATATTTTGCGTTTAATTAAACTATCTACAATTAGTCTTCCAGCACCTAATGCTGACAATGAAGGTGCTATTGTTTACGATAGTACTACTCAGACCCTTAAGGTTAGTAATGGTGCAGCGTGGACTAGTGCGGGGTCTAGTTTAACTCTTGCGGCTATCGGCTCTACGCCGAATGTAAATGCAGCAACTTTAACTGGATCAACATTAAATTTGGAGCCTGCCAGTGCAAGTTTTGGCGGTGTATTGACAGCAGGTAGCCAAGGTATCGGTGGCAACAAGTGGCTTATAAATAAGCTCGGCGTTGGCATGACAGCGGCGCCCGCTGTAGCACAATTACAGATTAATCCGTCTATTGATGCATTCAATACGAATGCTGCGTTAGCAGTAAACTGGGAGAATCCCACTGGCGGATACTCTGAGGCTATTGATGGCTACATTGCCGTTCGTGGATCCTACGACACCAGCAATGTCAATTTTGTTGGTGTTTTCGGTACAGTAGACTACGCTTCTTCTGTTGCTACTACCGGCAGCATGATCGGTACATATGGATGGGCCAGTTCAAGCGACGTAAACGTCGGTAATCTTATTGGAGCTATCGGGGCCGCTCGTGGGAATAATAGTGGAACAGTATCTAATGCTGCTGGTCTTTATAGTCAAGGTGTATATAAAGGCGGTGGCACGGCTGCCGTTACTCGTGGATATGGCCTTTACGTCATAAATAACAACAATCAAGCAACAACTGCTTATAACATATTTGTCGAAGGAACTTCGCCAGACACTACTGACTATTTCTATACTTCTAATCCCGGTTCACTACCCTTTGTCGTCACGAGTACGAACAAGTTAGGCGTAGGTACTATTAGTCCGGTCGGTCCGATTCACGTCACAGATGGCGTTGCCGGGCACGCGATCGTCATGGACGCAGCTGGACAGGTTGGCATCGGGACCACTGCCCCGACTGCGTTTTTCCAAGTGAGTTCGAGTTCGGGAGCCAACACCAGCCTGCTCTCTCAGGTGGCGGGCTCTGAGCTTCAGCTCGCTGTCGCTGTAGGAACCGGGGCAGGAACACGGACTGCCTTCAACTTGGGACACACAAGCACTGCCACTGGATCTTCGACTTCAGTTTCTGGTTACAGCGCTAGTGTGGTTCAAGCTGGAAGTGGATCAATCGGAACGATGGCGGGATACATCGCCAGCACGTCTGGTTCTGGTGGGTCACTCGGAACAGTCACTACGCTAGTTGGCTATTTAGCTAATTCTCTGACTGCAGGCGTTGCCACTGTTACGACCAAAGCTAGCTTTTACTCAAAAGCTCAATCTAGTGCGACAACGCTCAATGCGGGTTACTACTCTGAGAGCTTTGCGGATGCTAACTTTCCGTTCTACTACGCAGGGACATCAGGTAAGCAATTCGTAGTTACTGGAGCAGGCAAGACAGGTATCGGGAACGCAGCACCTACTCGATTACTACATGTTGGTAGTTCAACCGACTATCTAGCAGCTGATACAACTGGATCTGTACAGTACTATTCAGATCAACAGAATGATATAACTAGTTCTGGTTCAATGGTTGGACAATATGCGCAGGTGACAAAAGTGTCAGCTGCCGGGATTAACAATCTTTACGGTTCATACCATGAAGCATGGCTTGCAGGAACACTTGGTCTCTCAGGTGAGATGGTTGGTCACTATTCTCGCGTAGTTCCAAATCAAGCTAGCGGCACTCTTAGTGCGACATATGCATCTGTATCTGAAGCAGTACTCATCAACAACGGTCCTATTACAGATCTTGTTGGGCATAATATTCGAGCGCGAAGAGATTCAGGTACAGCAGTAGTAACTAATCAATACGGACTGAAAATCGATCCGGTCACATTCGGCACATCAAACTACGCAATCTCGTATATCAACGGCAGCCCTGCACGTTTTACAGTAAACGGTGGAGGAACGACGGATATCTGGGCAGAAGATTGCTTGTTAAGCGGAAATACCAATGTTGCCCTATATACGTACACCGCAAAAATCGTCAATTCCGGTATCAGTAACATTAAGGGTATTTGGGCAGACATAGAATTTGGAGGTACGCTAGGCCTCATCGGCGAGCTCATCGCCGTCCATGCTATGCCGTACATATACCACACATCAGGCACAGTTGCTAACGTATGCGGCGTTTCGGCCGACATCGTGTGGGACGGAGCCACAGGTTCTGTTACAAATATGGTCGGAGTTTCCGTAAACCATAGACTTAATTCTGGGTCATGGAGTGTAACTAACGCTTACGGTATTAAGATCGAGTCTATTAATGGTGGAACCTCAAACTATGCTATCTACTACAAAAACGGAGAATTTAGCGTCGATGGGTCAGGTAATCTGGTCAATACCGGGACCAGGACCGGTGGATTCGAACAATTGAGCGGCGGTGGGTCTAAGACTCCTAGTAAGGAGTGTGTTGCAATTAACTCAACTGCTTCTGCGACAACGTTGAACTTACCTGCTGCTGCAAGTTCAACAGGGTTGACTTTCAAGATTAAAAAAACGGACTCTTCCGCAAACTCCGTAACCATCGATGCTAATGGGAGCGAACTAATCGAAGGGTCTACGACGTATGTATTGTCTGCACAGTATGATTCTGTAATTTTAGTATGTGATGGCACAGGGTGGTTAGTATGGTAAATAATGAAATAACAATTAAAGCTTTTGGAGCTGTTGGTGATGGCACCCACGATGACACAACTGCAATTCAGGCTGCTATTGATTCTGTTGCTATTAGTAAAAAGACTCTTGTATTTCCTAGTGGTACATATAAGATTACATCCGAACTTTCTATTAGCCAGAAAATTAGAATTGTTGGTTCTGGTTTATATAATACAACAATCAAGGCAACCGCTGCAATGCGGAGTGTTCTGGCACTTAGCACTGGATCAGTTGAGATAGAATCACTTACATTAGACGCCAATCTTAATGCGAATTATGCTACATATCTTAATAGTACTGCATTTTCTAGATTTACTGCTGTACATTTTACAAAGGCAATAATAGATGGTAGTCATTTCCCTGCAGCAGGCAATAATGATCATTTAACATTTATTGACTGTCGATGGACTTTTAATGGTACTATATATCGTACATCAGGGATAGCTACACTAGCAAGCTATTGTGCTCAAGAAGTAGTTACACCGGGCACAGTAAGTACCACTATTAATAGTGAAACAGTTCTTGGAGTAAATACACTATTTACCACAATGGGTATTCGTACTGGTGATATTATTTGTGTTGGTATAAGTGGTGCAAGAGAATATTTAATTGTAGAGACAGTGGTAAGTGATACTGAAATTACTTGTGGTTCAGTATCGAAAGCCACACAAACTCGTAGTACACAGCCGTTTTGGGTCGGTGTCGGTAATGGATATCATGAAAG